TTGCGGATTTTTTCATCCAGCCGTCAATGACCTTTAGAAACGCATCCGCACCATTTTCCTTGTCCCCACTAATGAACAATTCTTCCAGGTCAACCCCGGCCGCCTGTCCCATCATTTGAACCAGGCTGTTTTCAAAGTTTTTCTTTTCCAGGTTGTCTTCCAGGGTGTTGTCCGTAATGCTGACAACCGCCGTCAATTCCTCGGACTTCAATTCGTTTTGTGCGAAAACCGGTTTAACGGATTCCTGGGCTTCCTCACCTTCTACACCCGGTTGCAAAACACGACCGCCGATACCGATACGGTCAATTTTCCGCGTGTGGCTCGTCATGTCCAACCGGCGAGCATCGTTTAAAATCGGCGTGGATTCTGTCACCGCCTTAATAAAACGGTTAGCCTGCTGCGGGTTTAAACGGCCAGTGCCCAAGTCATTGCTTGTAATAGCCTTAATGGCTTGTCCTAAACGCTCGATAACATCCATTACTTATCCTCTCCTTTTTCAACCTTGAACCCGAACGGGTCCCGGTCACTTTTGTAAACATCATCGTCTTGTACTTGCTCCCCATCCTGTCCCGCCACGGACTTAAAAAGCCCGGCAACTGGCCGGGTAAAGGTGTGCTTTTGTTGTTCGTCTTGCATAGCTTTAATAGATTTTTCAATTTCCTGTAAGCGTTGTTCGGTATCGTTATCCTGCTGTTGCTTTTTGGCCTCGTCCTGCGCCTCTTTGACCGCCTGTTGAATCATGCTTTTCACGGTCGCCTCATCCAACTGATTTCCTGCCTGCGTCCCTTTTTGTGAAGGCTCATGGTTATACTGGTTTTGCTGTTGTTGCTGTTGCTGGGACATAATGCTGCCTTCTTTGTAGCCGTCGTAAGACTTACCGGCCATCATGTTTAAAAGGCGCTTGAAAATGCCTTCCTCGGTTGGCTGTGTGTTCGGTTCTGGTACCGCCGCCTTAATAGCGACAAACTTACCCTTTGGCACTGCGGGCCGGTCCACAAGGGAAACAGCATTCACAATCCAGTTATCTCCCAGGTCCTTTAATGTCGTGCGTTTTTCGGCCGCCTGGCCTTTCTCTGCACTCTTTTGAGCACTTTGCGGGATTCCCATGATGGAGAAACCGCCCAGCTCTCCCTTTTGTACGGCTTTCCAGGCCGCGTCATCGGTTACACGAACACCCAACATCCAGGAACCTTTAGGAACCACAACCTCGCTGCCGTCTTGCTGTTTGTACGTCATTTCCACCGGCGAAAGGTACGTTTCAACCATCTTTCCTACGTTGTTCAACGTGTGCATCACGTCAATGTTGCCGTATTGCTCGGCAAACTTGTGTGCCACTTCCTCAATCTTTTCAGCGGATACCACATCCCCATCCGTATCCGGTTCATCCGGGATAAGAACAGGTCCAAAGGCAATCCGCTTTTCGTCGTTTTTGGCCACGACCGGCGCTGTCAATTCGACTGTCATGTTTTGACCTCCTTATGATTGTTGATATATAAAAACCGCCCGCCCCTATTGGGACAGACGGTAATTACTGAATGATTAGGGATAATAAGGTGTTTCCGGTATAACCTCTCCGGCTTCTGGGATGTATGGGACAGCCACGCAACGGCAATTTGCATACTCGCTTATGTCTCCGTCCCGGTCGCCGGGATGTTTCAGGCCATTTGGAAACAATTCGCCGCGCTTTACCACGCACCCATGTAAATCCTCGTGCGAATGTCTTACACGGTCATCCTCGGCCGTAATCCATTGAATGTAATCCACGTTGTTATCTTCCATATTTTGAAACTCGCCCTCATTTTGGGCGCTTTGTATTTCGGTCCTGGCAATCAACCGGGTACGGTATTCGGCTATCTCATCGAATTCCTTTTGCAACCTTGCCGCCGCCTCGTCAATCCCCACACCTTCGTCTATGCTTTGTAAAAGGTTGGCCTTTACGTCGCCGCGTATGCGCTCGTAAGTGTCATCGGAAAACTTTAAATGTCGCTCATATAGCTTATCTCTGGCATGCTGCGGCAACGTCGAAAAGTTAAATTCAAAACCTTGTCGGCGTAATTCACGGGCAATTTTTTTATATCCCCGTCCGGCGCTGGTAATAGTATCTTCGGCCGTTCGCTGACCGACTTTCTCCTTGTGAACCTCGTCATACATACCCTGTAAAAAAATCTCCAGGTCGGTTGCATTTGTAGGCAGCTTGCCGGTTTTGATAAGCTGCCGCATGGCTTCTTCCTGCACAGACGAAAAAAGGTTCTGTAATGACCGATGGAGTTTGTCTTCCAGTGCTTTTTGTTCAGTGTCCTGTTTTTTGAATGCCGGTAACTGGCCCCACTTAATTAAAAAATCCTGGGTATGCCTCAGCATGGCCTGTGCCTTATTCATGGCCCTCACCTTTTGCCACGCGCACAAGGTCCCGGTGTAAGGCTTTCACGCTCTCCATAAGGTCGCTTTCCTCGTCCTCGATGTTTTGGTCTTGCTCGTCGCTATCGTTGGCAAACGGCAAACGAACGGGCTGTGTCGGCCGCATTGTTTGGCCTTCAATCGGCCGCCCGTTAATATAATGCCAATCCATAGCAGGATGGTCCACCGGGTCTTTACCCTGTGCCTTTAATATGTCGTTAGGTGTGCAGCCGCCGATTCGGAAATACCGTTCAAGTATATCGACTTCCTGTTTTTCGTCCCTGGTGTCAATCTCGTCAAACTTAAACACCCAATCGGTCACGCCGAAACCGTCTTGCAAAATGTACCGGTTAATGGCGTTTTCCCACATGGCTTGCCGCGGGTTAATGACCGACTGCTTGTAAATCTCGGTGCTTTCCTTTGCCGTGCTGCCGCCCATCTTACCTTCAATGGCAATTCCCGCCCGGTAAGGCGGAACACCGTGCGCCGATAGGATTTCCTCCCGGTTGTCTTGCCTAAATAAGCGGAAGGAAGCTTCCTTTGTCTCCACGGCCAACGGCTCAAACTGGATTTTTACCGGGTCCGGGTCGCTCATATCACTTTTCGTGGCCGACAAAACCAGGGTAGAATGTCGGTTCTTTTTCAGGTCGTTTTTGAAAAAGCCTTGGATTTCTTCTTCAATTTCGTCGTCCACTTCGGCACCGGTAACCGTCACGGCATAAGCAGGCACCGCATTGTTTTTAAAAAAATCAATGTTGTATTCCGCCCGCTCATAGTCGGCAAGCAGGGCACCCATAGCGGGGACGACATCAGGTGCCCCGTAGTAGTCCGACCGGCTGGTGAAATTGTATAAATAAAACAATTCCCCTGCCGCCTCGTCGTCCGAACCCGGCTTTTCTAAACGGCCATCAATGGTTAAATCAATGTCAGAACCGGCCATTTTAAACCAAACCTGTTTCCCCGCCCGCTGTTGGCAGAACCGCACGCCGTCACGGTGCCGCCGTAGGGTTTGCGCCGGGATATGGTCGATGTATAAAGGCTCACCTGTTGGGGTGCGTATGATTTCCACGGCACAATAACCAATAGATTCGTAGTCATGTGCCGCCCGCTTTAAAATCTCCCCCAATGGTTGGTTAGGATGCGGTTGTTCCAAAAACTGCAGGGCCCGTTTCTTTTGGGCTTCATTGTGGCCCTTTTCCTCGTCTTTTGGCTGCAACGACCAGCCCAGGCCTACCGTGTCGTTTGCCTTTGTCTTCACGGCCCGATAGTGGTACGTGTTTAAATCCAAAATCCCGGCCAACACCTCAGCCGGATACATCGGTTCAATTAATCCCTTCGGGTCGTACAGGTCGGCAAATGAATCTTTGATTTGCTTTGATTCCCGCGGGGCCACTTTTTCAACGTATTTTTGCAGGGTTGACATAGGAAGATAGTTTCCGTCTTCTGTAACTATTCCTCGGCTCACCTTTCCAACTTTAACGCCCATATCGCTCACCTCCTGCCGACTCTCAATTTGCCTTTCTTTCCGCGTCCTAACGATTCATACTCCATCCCATACCGGATGGCGTCGATAATATGATTATCTTTGTCCACAGGCTCCGGAAGAACGTTTCCATACTTATCCTCTAACCACTTGTATTTTTGAAACTCCATTTTTGTATTCACACATTTAACGTCAATAATGATTTTTTGCCTTTGCAACCACTGGATACCATACCTTACTGAATCCTTACCCTTTACGGCCGGGATGGCATTGATGCCAAACTGGCGTAACTCCTTAATGCTTTTTGATTCCACGTTATCGCATATGACGGGCCGGTTCTCAACATGCGGTCGTATTGTGTCAGCCAGCACATCGTTTGTCATGCCTGTTCCATACACCTCATCGAAGATGTAAAGCGTTCGGCGTTTCTTGTCATAGTGCATGCAAGGCAAGGCCGCCGGGTCATCGGCAAAACCAAAGTCCAAACCGTGTCGAAGATTGTCGAATGTATGGCGAATGTCGGACAGGTCCCGCGTCTCCCAATTCTTGAAAATGAGATTGCCCAACACGCCCCAATTTCCAAGCGTGTAAACCTCGTAATAATAGCGGTCCGTCTCATTTTCTAACGCTGCGTGGTCGTCTGGTTCCAAGAAATCATTGTCTTTGTGGGTCGTCTTTAAAATAGACAAATGACTATCCTTGTAAAAATGCCTCGACTCGTCCCAGCGCTTGAAATATTCCTTGTAAAGCCAGTGGTCTTTTAAAACCGGGTTAAACGACATCGTAAGGCGTTTTTTTACCTTCGACCGGCCGCGCAAACGTTTGTCAAGTTGTCGAACGGCCTCGAATGTTGTTTCTGTCGCTTCCTCAATCCAAACGTCAGTGACAACCCCATCAATCGGCGTGATAGACTTAATTTTCTCGGGGTCGTCCAGGCCCGCAAATAGGATTTGCTTTTTGTTAGGCTTACAGGTAATGGTCATTTCTGATTTGTTTTCCACAAAAAAAGCTGACAGGCCCATCGTGGCTATCGACTTCGTGATTTCGTTGTATACGGAACGCTTTACCGTGTTTTGGTGTTGTCTCACAATCAAATAATTTCTGTGACCACCCAAAATATCTAACACCGTGCGCTGTGCAAGGAAATAACTTTTGCCGCTTGACGAACCGCCAAAAAAGATTTGATAACGGGTGTCGTCGGTAAGGTATGGAATGTATACCTCATTGACATCGACATCAATATCTATATCCATTGCCTTTAGACCCTTTGATGTTGATATTTAGTTGCATGTCGCCGGATTGTTCCACCTTGTCAAGAAAAGCGCCGTTTGTTTTAGCGATGTACTCAGATGCTTTTAAACGGTCTTTATAGTCCGCTTCCTCATCTCTAAGGGTTGATGTCCAAAACTCTTTTACTTCCGTCATATCGGCAATCCTCGCACTTGCTAACTCTTTATTTCGCTTTTCGATATATTCCTTGATGTTAGCCTTTGTTAGCATTCTACTGGCATTTGCACGTGCCGCCCCGGGCTTTGCCTTATATCCCGCCTTTGTGTAACTTTCCGCCGCGTTCCCGGTTTCAATGTAATAATCACAAAAACGCTTTTGCTTTTCTGTTAGGTCCATTACATCCTCACCGCCTCCTAAAAAACTTTATAGATAAAAAGGTTTCATTTTGGTTTAAAATTGGTTTATAGTATATATTGGAGGTGAAAACATGAACAATATTCATGTCACGCTTGAAAATGAAATCATTGACCTTTTGGCATTGTCTGATGAAGACTTTGTTAAATACCAAAAATTCCTTGAAGCGTACAAACAAAACACCCCTGTCAGCGAATATTTAAACCTTGTCAATCAACATTTCGGTACCGTCACAAAAGATATTTTTTACAGTGATTTATACCGGGCTGCTCAAGATTTGGAATACCGATTACGAATCAAACAAGGCGTTTTAAAACCATCTAATGGGGACCAACCCGAACAGGAACCGGACCAAAAAGACGAATTCGTCACGGCTTCAGAGGCCGCCAAACGAAAAGACGTTTCAGTAGCGGCTATCATTAAGGCGGTCCAAAATGGAAGGATTGCAGGCCACAAAAACGGCCAATGGAATGTTAGCGTCCGGTCGCTTGAAAAATATTCACCCGACCCGGCTCGGCAGCATTATGTTAAATAAGGTGTCCTTTCGGATGCCTTATTTTTTTGTGGGTCTTCAATCGAAAAAG